TGGTAGAGTAGATCCAACAGAGCAAATCACAAGAGGAATGGTTCCTGAGATTGAAGAGTATTTCATGTATACTCCCAAGTCTCAGTATCCCACACAAGTAACTGGTGGCGGAGACGCAAAGGGTATCAGAATTGCAAAAGATGCAATCACCTATTGCACCTCTGGTCTGGTAGATAGAAACAGATCGATTGTTCTTTCTTATCTTCATAAGGCAATCAAGTCTCTCAATCAACTGAGAATGATTGAAGACTCTCTGGTTATCTACAGATTGTCCCGTGCTCCCGAAAGAAGAATTTTCTACATCGATGTAGGTAACCTGCCTAAAGTCAAGGCTGAGCAATACCTGAAAGATGTGATGAACAGGTATCGTAACAAGTTGGTTTATGATGCTAACACTGGCGAGATTCGTGATGATCGTAAGTTCATGTCCATGCTGGAAGACTTCTGGCTTCCCAGAAGAGAAGGTGGACGTGGTACAGAGATCAGCACTTTGCCTGGTGGTCAAAACCTCGGGGAACTCTCGGACGTAGAATATTTCCAGAAAAAACTTTACAGATCTCTTCAGGTTCCTGAGTCTAGAATTGCTGCTGATGGTGGTTTCAACCTTGGTCGTTCTTCTGAGATTCTGCGTGATGAACTGAAGTTTGCTAAGTTCGTTGGTCGTCTTCGCAAGCGCTTCAGCAACATCTTCTTAGATCTTCTGAAGACTCAACTTATTCTCAAAAACATCATCACTCCCGAAGATTGGGATATGATGAGAGAGCACATTCAGTTTGATTATCTTTACGATAATCAGTTTGATGAACTGAAGGATGCTGAACTGATGAACAGCCGTCTCGGTGTTGTTGCTCAAGTAGAACCTTACCTTGGCAAGTATTACTCTGTTGAGTATGTTCGTCGTAATATCTTGCGTCAAACTGACCAAGAAATCATTGAAATTGATGATCAAATTGAAGATGAGATTGAGAAAGGTATCCTTCCCGATCCTGCAGAATTGGAAGGAATCGGTGCCGATGGTCAACCTACAAATCTAGGTGATGTACCTCAAGATGATGAAGTTGATGGTAGCACAACTGAAGTGCCAGCTGGCGGAGAGATTTGATCGGATAAATAAATCATAATGGTTTAATTTATTACTATGACTCCTGCTGAGATTATTGACGCAATTATTGACGATAATTCTGCGTCTGAAGTTAGCGATAAGATCAAGGATGTTCTTTTTTCAAAGTCATCTGGGAAGATCGAAGATCTGAGAGGATCTACCGCATCTAAACTTTTTGGTAATGGCGAAACTGGCGAAGAAGAGCCAGAAGTAGAACAAGAGATTGAAACCGAAGAACCTGAAACAGGAGACGAATAATGGCAAGAACACTTGTCCTAGGACCACAATCAAACTGCCCAACTACTGTTGGAACAGCATCTAGTTTCAGTCAAGCAACTGTTGTTCGCCTTTGTAATACAAATGGTTCGGCTCAGTTGGTTACCATTCTTGATGAAAATTTTCAAGGTATTGGTTCTATGACTATGCCAGCTGGATCTGTCGAATATGTAGAGAAAAAACATCAAGAGCTAATCCTAGCAGCATCTGCCGATGTAAAAGGAACCAAAGTAGGATTTACCGCATAAACAAATGAAACTCATCAGAGAAGAAATTGAGAACGTAGAGGTTATCGTCGAACAACGCGACGGTAAGAAGAACCTTTACATTGAAGGTATTTTCCTTCAAACAGAGCAACCCAACAGAAATCGTCGTATCTACTCCATGCCTACAATGGAGAGAGAAGTCAAGAGATACAACGAGGCTTTTGTTCAGAAGGGTCGTGCTCTGGGTGAGCTCGGTCATCCTGATGGGCCTACCGTAAACCTTGATCGTGTATCCCATAAGATTGTTTCTTTGCAACGAGAAGGAAACAACTTCATTGGTAAAGCAAAAATTCTTTCTACCCCCATGGGTAAGATTGCTGAGTCACTCCTCAGTGAAGGTGTGAAACTTGGTGTTTCTTCTCGTGGTGTTGGAACTCTTTCTCCAACCAAAGAAGGATATAATCAAGTCAACGATGATTTTATGCTCGCAACTGCGGCTGATATTGTTGCTGATCCATCCGCTCCTGATGCATTTGTTAATGGAATCATGGAAGGAAAAGATTGGATTTGGGATGGTGGAATTCTCCGCGAAAAAATGGCAGAGAAAACATACAAACAAATCAATACTCTCGTTGATACCAAAGGTTTGGAAGAGAGCAAGCTTGCCTTGTTCCAGAATTTCCTCGCAAACCTTTAAATTATAAATACATTTAGGTTAAATCTAACACGAACTTTTCGGAGAAGTTAACAATGTCCGCTGGAACAAATTTAAACGAAATGGAGAACGCTGTAACAAGCGGTGCGAAAGCTGGCGAATCGATGGACTCTTCAACTAAGAGCGGATATGTCCCTGGACACGCTCAGATTGAAGACCTCGGTGGCCCCACTCCTCAGAACTACAAGCCCGACGATGATTCGGCAAAACTGAAAGAGCCCTCGCTCTCTCATGTTCGTAATGTAGTTAATGCGAAGGCTAAGGCTGCTGAAGGTCCTGATACGACCAAGAAGAACAGCTATGGCGAAGAAACTCAAACCGAAGAGGGAGTCGTGGAAGAAGATACTACCGTCACTGATGAAGTAGTAACCGAAGAAGAAGTCAATGTCGATGAAGATGTTGCTGCTCTCTTCTCTGGTGAAGAACTCTCCGAAGATTTCCAAGAGAAAGCGAAGATCATCTTTGAAGCAACTGTCAAGGCAAAGGTTGGCGAAGTTCGTCAGCAACTGGAAGAAGCATATGCTGCCAGAATTGTCGAAGAAGTTGAAGAGATCAAAGAAGAGCTCGTAACTCGTGTCGATGCCTATCTTGAGTACGTTTCCGAAGAATGGATCAAGGAAAACGAACTGCAGATTGAGCATGGACTCAAAACAGAAATGACCGAATCGTTCCTGCAAGGAATGAGAGGTCTCTTTGAAGATCATTATGTAAATATCCCTGATGACAAATATGATGTTGTCGAAATGATGGTAGACAAACTTGATGACATGGAGGCAAAACTCAACGAGCAAATTGAGAAGAATATTTCTCTGAATACAAGGCTCGGTGAATCCGTCGCTGATCACATCATTAAAGATGTGTCCGAAGGACTCGCTGTAACCCAGAAAGAGAAACTCGCATCTCTTGCTGAAAGTGTTGAGTTTGAGAGTGAAGAATCCTATCGCGAGAAGCTGGTATCCCTGAGAGAATCTTATTTCTCTACCGAACAGGTTACCGAAGCAAAAGCAGAGAAAACTGAGACATTAACTGAAGGTATGGAAACCGTTCCTGCTGCACCTGCGGGTCGCATGAATGCCTATCTTCGCGCTCTCGGTAATAAGTAATTCTCGCACCCCTTTAGTAAACTCAAACAACAATCACAGGTAAACGAAGCATGTTTAATTCACAACAGCTTCAAGAGAAGTGGGCTCCCCTTCTGGATTACGATGGTTGCGATCCTATCAAAGACGCTCATCGTCGTGCAGTTACTGCCACTCTCTTGGAGAACCAAGAAAAGTTCCTTTCTGAGGAGCAAGCATTTAATCAGGGTCACAACCTGACTGAAGCCCCCACCCAATCCTTCTCGGCTGGTGGCGGCGCATACTACCGTGGTTCCGGCGGTACTGACTCCGGCAACCCCACTGGTGGTTTTGACCCCGTTCTGATCTCCCTGATCAGACGCTCTATGCCTAACCTGGTCGCTTATGACCTGGCTGGCGTTCAACCCATGAGCGGTCCTACTGGACTGATCTTCGCAATGCGTTCTCGCTACGAGAACATGACCGGAACCGAAGCTCTGTTCGACGAGCCCGATTCCGCATTCTCCGCTCAGCGCGAAGGATATGACGCCACTCAAGGCGACTACACTGGTGGTTCTGACTCCACGGGCGCCGTTGGTTTCGGTACTACTCTGCAGCGTGGTTCCAACCCCGGCGTTCTCGATCCTAACAGCGCAGCCAATACCTACAGCGTAGGTCAGGGTATGAGCACTCTGAACTCTGAGACTCTGGGTGAGTCTGGCGATGAGTTCAACAAGATGGCCTTCTCGATCGAGAAAGTCACCGTTACCGCGAAGTCCCGTGCTCTGAAAGCTGAGTATTCGTTGGAACTGGCACAAGACCTTAAGGCAATCCACGGTCTGAACGCTGAAGCGGAACTCGCCAACATTCTCTCTACTGAGATTCTGGCTGAGATCAACCGTGAAGTTATCAGAACCATCTACAAGGTTGCTGAAGCTGGTGCTCAAACCAACGTTGCTACCGCTGGTCAGTTTGACCTGGACATCGACTCTAACGGTCGCTGGAGCGTTGAGAAGTTCAAGGGTCTCCTGTTCCAAATCGAAAGAGACGCTAACGCGATTGCACAAAGAACTCGTAGAGGGAAGGGTAACATCATCCTGACTTCTGCTGATGTTGCTTCCGCTCTGACCATGGCTGGTGTACTGGATTACACCCCCGCTCTGAACGCTAACCTGCAGGTTGACGACACTGGCAACACCTTTGCTGGTACCATCAACGGTAAGTACAGAGTATACATCGATCCCTTTGCTAGCAACAACGCTGCTCTGCAGTATTATGTTGTTGGTTACAAGGGTACTAGCCCCTACGATGCTGGACTGTTCTACTGTCCTTATGTTCCCCTCCAGATGGTTCGTGCCGTTGGAGAGAACACCTTCCAGCCCAAGATCGGCTTCAAGACCCGCTACGGCATGGTTGCGAACCCCTTCGCTGAAGGAACCACCCAAGCATACGGTGCCATCAAGGCGGCTACTAACCGTTACTACAGAAGAGTTTCTGTTAAGAACCTCATGTGATCTAATTCACATATCCTTCCTGGGGACCGCTTCGGCGGTCCTTTTTTTATGTCTAAATAACAGCTCAAGCACTGTATATTATGCCAAGAGGACAAGTGACTAAGGCTGAATTGCTAGCAAGGATTTTCAAATACAAAACTTCTTTGTTTCAGGAACCATTTGGTTCTAAGAACCTTGAGTGGCATGAGGGTGCTCATGACTCCCTAAATAAGGTATTGGACATGCTAGCAGAGTATAGAGAGTAATGGCATCCGCATTTGATCAACAGATTGGTAATAGAAATTTTCTATCTCCAGTTGGTTTTAAGTTTACATTGACAAAGGCACCTAAGGTTGCTTTCTTTTGTCAACAAGCTGGACTGCCGGAACTGTCCTTAGGTCTTGCCAATCAATCAAACTATCTCAAAGACATCGCTATCCCTGGTGACAAACTGGAGTATGGTGATCTGTCTCTGACATTCTTGGTTGATGAAAACCTAGAAAACTACATGTCAATTCATAACTGGTTAGTTGGACTTGGATTCCCAGAATCAGGAGACCAGTTTGAAGATCTTGTTAATGATCCACAGCAAGTTGCCAGATCAGACAGAAACAGAGCCGAACCAGAATATGGTCAACAATTTTCTGATGGTTCTCTGATCATTCTAAGCAGTAACTTCAATCCATTGCATCAGGTTATGTTCAAAGACCTGTTCCCATATTCTCTCACGGGACTGGACTTCGATGCTGCGTCTGGAGATACTGACTACTTTACAGCAACGGCTAACTTCAAGTATACTATCTACAAGATTACTGATATGAGTGGTAATCGATTAACCACCAACTTTGTGAATTAACTTTTTTCTTTATGATGAATCTGGATGAAGTTCAGAAGATGTGGCAAAAAGATAGTGAGATCGATAAAGACGATCTAGCTAACGAGTCACTCCGAACTCCCATGCTTCACTGTAAGTATTGGGATATATACAATACAACTCGTCTCTTGCGTGAAAAAGTATTGGACGGGTACAATAAAAAGAAATTAGAACGCTGGAACTACTACACAGGTAAAGCAGATCCTGAGGTATATGAAGAGCATCCTTTCCCATTCAAGGTGAGAGAGAAAGATGCAATCATCAGATATATTGAGGCTGATGAACATTTGTCAAAAATATCTCTAAAGATCAAGTATTACGATACTCTTTTGAGTTTCTTGGAAGAGATTATCAAATCACTGAACAACAGAGGATTTGCTATTAAGAATGCTATTGATTGGATGAGATTTCAGAATGGATTGTAAGCATGAGTCATTTAGTGATCGGTAAGAAGAACGAAGTTTATCTTCGTATTCAAGCCGAACCTCACATATTTTACGAGTTATCAGATCAGTTCACCTTTGATGTTCCTGGGGCTAAGTACATGCCTCAATACAGGAACAAATGGTGGGACGGAAAGATTCGCCTGTTTAATATTCAGACAGGTGAGATCTATGTTGGTCTGTTGGATAAGGTTGTGAGGTTCTGTAAGGATCACAATTATACTTACGAATTTACATCCAACAAGTTTTACGGTACTCCTTTTGAAGTCAATGATATGATTTCAAGAGAAGGAGTCAAGGATTATATGAACGCTATCTGCTCTCACAAACCGAGAGAGTATCAAGTTGATGGTGTTTATGATGCTCTAAGACATAATAGAAGACTGCTGATATCACCTACTGCATCTGGCAAGTCTCTAATGATCTATTCGATTGTCCGATACTTTGTTGGACATGGGAAGAATATATTGATTGTCGTTCCAACCACTTCTTTGGTTGAGCAAATGTACAAAGATTTTTCTGACTACGGATGGGATGTTGGAACTAACTGTCACAAGGTATATGGCGGTAAGGAACGAGTGTCTGATGCTCGGGTTATTATAACAACATGGCAGTCAATTTACAAGCTACCAAGGAATTATTTTGAAAGGTTTGAAGTAGTCATTGGAGATGAGGCTCACCTATTCAAATCTAAGTCTTTGATTAGTATCATGTCTAAACTGTGTGATGCTAAGTATCGGTTTGGATTTACTGGAACTCTTGACGGCACACAGACTCACAAATGGATTCTTGAGGGACTCTTTGGTCCATCATACAAAACTATCAACACCAGCGAGTTGATTGAGAAAAAGAATCTTGCTGAGTTGGATATCAAAATACTTCTACTAAAACACAGACCTCAGACGTTTGATAACTATGAGGAAGAAGTGCAGTTTATTATCAATCATGATAAGCGTAATAACTTCATCAAGAATCTAGCAGTGGATCTCAAAGGTAATACACTTATCCTATTCAATAGGGTTGAGAGCCATGGCGAACCTTTGTACAATTTAATAAATAACTCAGTGGAAGAAGGCCGTAAGGTATTCTTCATCCATGGAGGAGTTGATACTGAAGACAGAGAAAAAGTTAGATCAATTACAGAAACAGAAAACAACGCAATCATCGTTGCATCTTACGGAACTTTTTCTACTGGCATCAATATTAAGAATCTACATAATGTAATCTTCGCTTCACCCTCTAAGTCAAGAGTCCGAAATCTTCAATCAATCGGCCGAGTTCTTAGAAAAGGAAATAACAAAACCAGAGCAACACTGTACGATATTGCAGATGATGTATCTTTTGAGAAGAAAAGAAATTACACCTTAAATCATCTGGTTGAACGAATAAAAATTTATAACGAAGAAAAGTTTAATTATGATGTTGTAAACATTAGCCTAAGAGATAAATGAATGAAACAGAATTCTATGCAGTCATCAAACTAGTCTCTGGCGAAGAGATTTTTTCACTCATCGATGTAGACCTAGAACCTGAGGATCCTATCATCATTTTACAGAACCCTGTAAAGATGAAGGTCAAGGTAAAAGGTATTATGATGCAAACTCAAATTGAGCCTTGGATGCAAATGCCTGAGGATGATATCTTCATGATCAGACTCTCTAATGTCATCACAATGACAGAGATCAATCCGCTAGAAAATGAAGAACTTATCGATTCTTATAATGAATTCCTACAAAGAGTTTCTAATCTAAAATCAGATGATTGGACCTTTGAATCTGAGATCACCAATAAAATGGGATCACTTGGTACTGTCAAAGATGCAAGAAATAAATTAGAAGAAGACTTCAAACTTCCTTCAGCCATTAAAGAAGCTTAATCTCCTTCTGAACCTCCACAAAGGTTATTGTACAGATAAATCAGCACCTTGTCAAGCCCTCTCAATAATGCTATAATATTCACAGGATAAGAAAGACAGATGCCTAAGAAAAGATCTGAACACTACGTTAACAACAAAGAACTCCTTGAGGCTATCATTGTCTACAAAGGTAAAGTTGCTAAGGCAAAAGAACTAGGAGAACCAAGACCAATCATCCCAAATTATCTGGGTGAATGTTTCCTGAAGATTGCCACCCATTTATCGTATAAACCAAACTTCATCAACTATATGTTCAGGGACGATATGATCTCTGATGGAGTTGAGAACTGTGTACAGTACATCAATAATTTTGATCCAGAGAAGTCAAAGAATCCCTTTGCTTACTTCACTCAGATCATCCACTTTGCTTTTTTGAGACGAATCCAAAAGGAGAAAAAGCAACTAGACATTAAAAACAAGATGATTGAACGCAACGGCTATGATGAAGTCATGGTTGTTGATAACAATGTCATGTATGGTACACACTCTGATTATAATACCATCAAAGACAATATTCAGACGAAACTGAATCGGTGATGTCTAACCCTGAGCAACTCTATGACGACATGGCACGTCTAAACGCTCTCTATGAAGAACTTATGTGGGATCATGATGATACTCTTGAGTTCATTATCGAGAACAATCGTGTCGTAATTTATAATAAAACCCAGGAAACTAATGAGTGATTATGAATGGTTCAACACCCCCTACGGTGACTTCCGACTTGAATTAAAACCACACAAAACTTGGACTAGTTACGATAGAGAAGGAAATGCACTTGTCACTGGACTAGACAAAGTTATCTGTTATAATGGAACTACCTTCTATCTTGAGGGTAGAGCAACTAACTGGGCTAACTCAACTGGTTCCAGTAAATTTGAAGGTGTCGTAGGAGGCAAACTGTGAAGGTTGCAATCATCACAGATCAGCATTTCGGTGCCAAAAAAGGCAATCAACATTTGCATGAACACTTTCTGAAGTTCTATAATAATGTCTTTTTTCCAACCATTGAGGAACACGGTGTCGAAGCTATCATTGATATGGGTGACACTTTCGATGTTCGTAAGGGTATTGATTTTTGGAGTCTCGATTGGGTCAAGAGGAATTACTACGACCGTATCCGCGATCTTCAACTCCCTGTCTATACTGTGGTGGGAAATCATACTGCCTTTTACAAAGACACTAACGCAATTAACACTATTCAGTTATTGCTACGAGAGTATGATAACGTATACTGTTATGCTGACCCTGTTGAGATCCGACTAGGATCTATGAATGCTCTGTTGGTCCCTTGGATCAACAATGAGAACAGAGAAGATACTCTTGCTCTCATGGATAGAACAAAAGCACCAGTGGTTTTTGGTCACCTAGAGTTGTCTGGATTCTGGCCTAACAGAAGTTTCATGATGGAACATGGTGATGATCCTGAGATGTTCTCGAAGTTCAAGAAAGTGTTCTCTGGACACTATCATCACAGAGGACAATCTGGCAACATCTACTATCTTGGCAATCCTTATGAGATCTACTGGAATGATGTAGATGATCCTAGAGGATTCCACATCATTGATACTGAGACACTAGAGGTAACTCAAATCGATAATCCATATACTCTGTATGAGATTATCAACTACAATGATGAGTCTCCTCAGATGTTTAACGCTACCAAGTACAAGGACAAGATTGTCAAATTGGTAGTGAAAAAGAAAAGTTCTGATGCTAAGTTAGAACAATTCATTGATAAACTTTACATGGCTGGTATCAATGATTTAAAAGTTGTTGAGAATTATGTAGTCCAAGAGTCGGAAGACTTTGAAGTTGAAGAAACAGAAAACACCATCTCTATCTTGAATAGATATGTGGATGACTGTGAACCGGAATTTGATATGGATAAAACCAAACTCAAAAAAATTCTTACAGACGTTTACTCCGCATCTTGTGAAGTGGAGTAATGTATATGTACATCCTAGTTCATGGTGGGGAACAGACTGAAGGAGCATATGCTGTTCTAGATAAGAATGGCAATAAGGTTTTATTTTTCTTTGAAGAGGAGGACGATGCCGAAAGATATGCTATGATGTTATATGCGGATGAGGAAATACCTCTCCGTTTGATTGAAGTTAACTTTCCCACAGCTGTGAAAACCTGTGTTGAGAACGGATACAAATACTCCGTAATTACCGCTGGTGACATTGTTATACCTCCCAAGACAGAATGATTATCTTTGAAAAAATCAGGTGGCGCAACTTTCTCTCCACAGGAAACTACTGGACAGAGATTCCTCTGAATGAAAATCCTCATACAATTATCATTGGTAAGAATGGATCTGGTAAATCCACACTACTAGATGCACTGACGTTTGTTCTGTTCAACAAACCATTTCGTGCTATCAACAAACCTCAGTTGGCTAACAGCACTAACGAGAAAGATTGTCTGGTAGAGATCAACTTTACCGTAGGTAAAAATCAGTATCTTGTCCGTCGTGGTATCAAACCAAATGTCTTTGATGTTCTAGTGAACGGAAAACCTCTGCATCGAGAAGCAGATGATAGAACTAATCAAAGACTCTTAGAGCAAAATATTTTAAAACTAAACTATAAATCCTTTACTCAGATTGTAATTTTGGGTAGTAGTGGATTTGTTCCATTCATGCAGTTGCCAGCTTCTCATAGGAGAGAGGTAATTGAAGATCTGTTGGATATCAAGATCTTCTCTGCAATGAATGCTGTTATCAAGGATAGAATTCGTCAGGGTAGAGAGAAAGTTCAACATCTAGAGAACAAGAAGAACAATCTTGTGGATAAGGTTGAGATGCAAACCAAACTTATTGATGAGATTGCAAAGAATAGTGATAAGATTGTAAAAGAAAAGAAGAAGAAGATTAAAGAGGCTGACAAAGAGAAGGTTAGTCTCTTAGAGTCTGTGCAAGACAAACAAAAGAAACTAGAGACACTAACTGTAGAGGTTGAGAAGTTCTCCAACGCACGGAAAAACGCAAAACAACTCAATGGTTTGAAGGTAAAGATTCAAACCAAGAAAGAAAATGCTGATAAGCAACACAAGTTTTTTAGTGAAAGTTCGGTTTGCCCAACCTGTGATCAGAGTATTGAGGACAAGAATCGGTTAAATAAAATAGCGGAACTCGATACTTCAATTACCCAACTGGTAGACGGACTCAATGAACTTGAGGAAAAAATACAAGAAGAGGAAGTTAGAGAGAGTCGCTTTGTCGAGCTGTCTAAGGAGGTTACTTCCCTAACATATGAAATTTCTAACACAAACAATTTGGTATCGCAATTGGATCGATCCAGACAAACGCTGGAATCGGAAATTCAAAGAGTTACCAAACAGTTCAAAAACAGAAATTCTGAGTATGACAAGTTAGAATCATACAAAGCAGAGTTAGATTTAAGTTATAAGAGTTTGTCTGAGGAAAGAAGCAACCTGCAATACAGTGATTTTGCATACTCTCTTTTAAAGGATGGTGGTGTAAAACGACAGATTGTCAAGAAGTATCTTCCCCTAATAAACCAAAAGGTGAATAAGTATCTCTCCATGATGGAGTTCTTTATCAACTTCAAACTTGATGATGAATTCAATGAGACCGTACAGTCACCTATTCATGAAAAATTTTCATATGCCTCTTTCTCTGAAGGAGAGAAGATGAGAATTGATTTGGCTCTGCTTTTTACTTGGCGTGAAGTTGCTAAGGTTAGAAATAGTGTCAATACAAATCTCCTGATTATGGATGAAGTATTTGATAGTTCTCTTGATGGAAACGGAACCACAGAGTTTCTCAAGATCGTCAGATACATTATCAAGAACGCAAATGTCTTTGTGATCTCTCACAACAATGAACTCCATGATAAGTTTTCTGGGATCCTAGAATTTGAAAAGCAAGGATCTTTCTCAAGATTAGTTAAGCAAGATCAAGTTTGATTACAAAAGTTGCAAATGTTAGTGAATTAACACAAAGTTGACTATATAGTACAGAATACTGGAGGATGAGATGAACCCTAATTCCCTATAGCATGTTTTGTCGAATTAGAGGAATTAAATGTCACATAACTTATTTTCATTCAATCAATTAGCTTCCTGGAGGTTAGACGATAGTCCAGACTCAGCAACCGACAACGATCAGTTAAACGAATATTTCCAATGCCTCACTGAATGTGAGGAAAACTCTCAAGAGTGCAAGAGGATCTGTAGAACGGTGCTAAGTTAAGACAGTTTGCAAACTGGTTCAAGGCCCACCCGCAAGGGTGGGTTTCGTCGTATAATGGGTTCATACAAGACAGAGACGCATGGTCAACCACGCTGTAAAGGGGAATCTCGCCAAACTCCTGGCAACTGAGGACCTGATCGTTGAGCACAAGAAATGTGATACCGCTTCCTTTGATGTCAATCGCCGTGTCCTGACTCTGCCACTGTGGCAGAAGGCAGATGAGTTCACCTATGATATGCTGGTGGCTCATGAGGTTGGACACGCTCTGTTCACTCCAAACGAAGATCCTAAGATCAAGGTTCCTCATCAGTACATCAATGTAACTGAGGATGCTCGTATTGAGAAGTTGATGAAGCGCCGCTATGCTGGTCTCCCTAAGACCTTCTATCGTGGATACCAGACACTACAGGAGATTGACTTCTTTGGTATCGGAGACAGTGATCCTAATGAGATGGGTTTTGCCGACCGTGTGAATCTCTACTTCAAGATTGGCGCATATCTCAGTATCTCTTTCACTGAGGGAGAGCAAGAGATTGTTGATGCCGTCGATAAGGCAGAGACCTTTGATGAGGCAGTAGAGGCTGCATATGCCATGTGGCAGTATGCTAAGGATAATCAAGAAAAGAAAAAGAAGAAAGAAAAAGAACCTACCAATCAACAACAGAGTGAAGGTAATTCCTCTCAGCAAACGACTGAGAGTTTTGACCAGGGTGATGGTGAGTCTCCTAGCGATGAGCAAAGTGAGGAGGAGAGCACCGAACAAACAAACGAACGACCTAATGATGAAGGAGGTGGCACAGATGCTGGTGATTCCTTGGATGTACGCACTGCTGATAATCTCGAAGATGCTATCAAGAAACTATCTGAAAATAGTCTTTCAGGTGATCCATCGTATATTGAAATCCCTAAGTGCGATCTTAAATCACTTGTCGTCAAAGCTAGTGAATTTCATGATTACATTGAAGACTTCTGGCGCAAAGAAGGAGAGATCAGAGGATACACAGAAGAAGAACAGTTCTATGAAACTGATAAAGACTTTCAGCGTTATAAGCGTGACGCGCAGAGAGAAGTAAACTATCTGGTCAAAGAGTTTGAGTGCAAGAAAGCAGCAAGTGCTTATGCTCGCACTGGTACATCCAAGAGTGGTGTTCTTGATACCACCAAACTCCATACTTACAAGTATCAGGATGATCTGTTCAAGCGTGTAACCATCACACCTGATGGCAAGAATCATGGTCTTATCTTTGTGTTGGACTGGTCTGGTTCAATGCATGATCAGATGATGTCCACTCTAAAGCAACTCTTCAACCTGGTTTGGTTCTGCAAGAAAGTTAGTATTCCCTTTGAAGTTTATGCTTTCACCAATGAGTGGCAGGCACGTCACTTCGATCGCGTATCAGAAACTTGGAATCCTCTGCCTACAAAGCATTTCCCAGAACAAGAAGGATATCTGAATATCTCGGAAAACTTCTCCATGATGAATATTTTGTCTTCTACAACCAAGACAAAAGAATTCGATAATCATATCAAGAATATGTTCCGTATTGGTAAGGCAATCGCTGTCTACAATACCTATTACAATACTCCTTTCACTCTCCCACCACGCGCTTCTCTTTCAGGAACTCCTTTGAATGAGGCCATCGCAAGTCTGCATAGTATCATTCCTGACTTCATGAGTCGCAATAAGATTGAGAAGATGCATACTGTCATTCTGACTGATGGTGAAGCATGTAACTCCACCCGCCTGGTCAAGGTCAAGCGCCGCTATGGTGATCAAGAGGAATACATGGGCACCCGTTCTATCCACAACAACACCATCCTGCGCTGTCGTAAGAGTGGAACCACCTATCCTATCCCAATGGAGTTCTACAACGTCACTGGAGTCTTCCTGAAGAACCTCTCAGACTGCTTCCTTGGCATGAATCTGATTGGATTCCGTATCCTTCCTAATCGTGAGTTCCGCACTTGGGTTCGCCGTATGCAGAAACCTGATAGTGCGGAAGCCATGAAGGTATGGACCAAGAACAAGTCAATCTCTTTCTCTGATGTCTGTGGATATGCTGAGATGATTGGTATTAGTTCTAATGCTTTGGAAGTATCGAAAGAGTTTGATCCTGTGGAGAATGCAACCAAGGCTCAGATCCTTGCATCGTTTAAGAAATCCTATGGTGGGAAAAAGACAAACAAGAAAATCCTCTCCAAATTCGTATCAGTCATTGCCTGACCAGTTCCCAAACTGTCCTCTGCGCCCACCTAGGGCGCTTTTTTCGTAGTATAATGACTACATAGTCAAAGAGGTTTCAATGTCCCCGCGAGTGTCTGCTTCTTCCATCGTTGAATCGCTCCGTGACCTGCATGGAGACAAAATCACTGCCGCAGATGTAAAAGCATATTGTGCTCAGAATGATATCAGCTATCCTACCGTTACCAAACACCTTGAGCAGTACAAAGTCAAGCGTGGTAAGTGGGATCTGACTATCACTGAGCGTCTTGAGCAAACCTACGAAGCACCTGCTGCTGTTCCTGCCGTAGAGAAAGTCTGCATGATCCCTGACAAAGATCCCAACTTTGTTTCCTTCGGCAACTTTGCTGATGTTAAGAAGATCATCCAGTCTGGTATTTTCTATCCGACTTTCATTTCTGGTCTGTCAGGAAACGGTAAAACATTTGGCGTTGAGCAAGCATGTGCAGCTCTAAATAAGGAGTTGATCCGCGTTAACATCACTATTGAAACGGACGAGGATGATCTTATTGGTGGGTTCCGTCTTGTTGATGGTAATACTGTTTGGCATAATGGCCCAGTCATCGAGGCTCTGGAACGCGGAGCTGTGCTGCTTCTAGATGAGATTGACCTGGCATCTAACAAGATCCTGTGTCTGCAATCCATCCTGGAGGGTAAGGGTGTCTTCCTGAAGAAGATTGGACGCTATGTCAAACCTGCTCCTGGGTTCCAGATCTTTGCCACTGCAAACACCAAAGGCAAAGGTTCTGATGACGGCCGCTTCATTGGTACCAATGTGCTCAATGAGGCATTCTTGGAGCGCTTTGCTATCACTCTTGAGCAAGAGTATCCTAACCCTGCCACTGAGATCAAGATCCTCAACCGTATCTGTGATGATGAGGCATTCTGCAAGAACCTTGCTGATTGGGCTCAGTTAATTCGCAAAACTTTCTTTGATGGTGGAGTGGATGAGGTTATCTCAACCCGCCGCCTGGTTCATATTGTCCGTGCATATTCTATCTTTGGCGACAAACTCAAAGCAATTCGCACTTGCCTGAATCGCTTTGATGATGACACCAAACTTGCCTTTGTTGATCTGTATGATAAGGTTGACAACGAGGTTGACTTGTTGGGTGAGGAGTGATAGAATGAATTCATGGTCTATGTTATATGATGCACTCATGGAAGATGCTGAATGGGTCGAAAAGATGGGTGGGTATGAATATACTCCACTTTCCTCTGACGATACTTCGCAGTTCAACCTGGTCGGTATTGATGAACTAATGAACAACCCCTCAAAAAACGATTATTACAAATTTAACGAAGACAAAGTAATGGAGGAGGTGATGGATTATATTTCCAACACTTACCGTTCCCATTATAATTCTGGAAGTGGCATTCAGACTCTTGATCTGATAGAGTCTGTTGGTGATGCGGCTGCTTTCTGTAGGTCCAATATCCTCAAGTACGCATCACGCTACGATAAAAAAGGCGCCGCTAAGATGGATATCAAGAAGATTATCCACTACGCCATTCTCCTGTACCACTTCACCCAAAAGGAAACTAAATCTGATGCAACCGGTTATGAAACTTTCTGAGACCACATTCAAAATTCTGGAAAACTTCTCCGGCATTAATCAGTCTATCGCTGTCAAGAGTGGTAACAAACTGCGCACCATCTCTGTGATGAAGAACATCCTTGCAGAGGCTGACGTAGATGAAGATTTCTCCAATGACTTTGCCATCTATGATCTGAGTCAGTTCCTGAGTCTGGTTCGTGTGGTTCACGGTATCGAAGACAGTGAACTCAAGTTCAACAATGAGAAGTTTGTGACCATCTCTGATGGCAAGAACAAGACAAACTACTTCTTTGCTGATCCCTCTGTCATCGTGTCACCACCTGACAAGAACCTTACTCTCCCCACTGAGGATGTGGACTTCCGTATCTCTCAGCATCAACTTACCAAACTGAAGCAGTCGGCTGCTATTCTGAATCTGCCTGATCTGTCTATTGTTGGTGATGGTGAGAAGGTCGTGATCAAGATCCATGACCGCAAGACCGATAGTTCCAACGACTTTGGTTTTACTGTTGCTGAAACTGACAAGACTTTTACTTTCAACTTCAAACTGGAGAATATCAAACTGATCAACGGTGACTACAATGTCCAGATCAGTCGCAAACTGCTCTCCAAGTGGTCCACCTGTGGTGGTGCAGTGCGCTACTACATCGCTCTCGAACCTGATTTTGAATTTGAGGAGTGATGGAGCCATACCTAACTCCTGAACGAGAAACAATCCTTGCTCTCCTTGAGGTAGCAGGGATTGAGGTTGTTGAAAATGCACCTCTGTGCAGAATTCGTAAGAATAAGTATGCTGGATTTACTTTATCTACACCCGGCACTGGATTTATTGAGGTCATCATCTGCACAGATGCTATCAAAAAACACATGCCTGGTCCTAGGTCTGCTATCGAGATTAATCGAACTGTAGATCATGAAGCGCTCCATGCAGCACAGTTCTGCAAAAATGACTATCACCCTGGTTCTGTGTCAGACGATTGGACAACTGACAATGAACTTGAGGCACAATCCTATGAAGACAGACCACAAGCTGTCGGTGAAAAACTAATCGAGTTCTGTTTCGACTAATGAACATCTTTGTGACGGATCCAGACCCATGGAAGTGTGCTCGGGTCTTGCCTGACAAACACATCGTCAAGATGCCTCTAGAGACCTGTCAGATGCTTGCTATTGTGGCATCTGAGAAGTGGGGTCATGGGTTCGGTACTTTGCCTAGACTCGATGGAACGCCATACAGCACAGAGAAGGGTGCGTTTCGTAACCACCCTTGCACTATCTGGGCTGGTGATTTTGTTCTCAACTGGCACTGGTTGATCCAGCATGGTCTTGCCTTGTGTAATGAGTATTCTGAGCGCTATCAGAAGATTCACAGTTGCCTCAAAACGATTGTGTATGCCAAGTCTATCTTCCCTTACGCTGACCCTGCTGGTAGGTCTGGTAAGGAACCCACACCATTCGCCCGTGCCATGCCTGTAGAGTGGAAACATGATACCAGTATCGATACTTTCACTGCTTACAAGCGATACATCGCATCTAAACCATGGGTGAAGGACAACTATCTCCGTATCCCTAGCCGTAAACCTGACTGGATTCAATGAAAATCACACCTGAAATCATCAAAGAAGTTGAGTGTATGCTTGACATGCGC